ATATTGAGCTTACACTTCAGGACGGTACATTAACCGTAAAGGGTAGCACTACTCTTGACACCCTTATAAAGGATGGTATTGATATTACCTATCTACACAAGGGCATTGCAGATCGTGCCTTCACTCGTCAATTTTCTCTCGCCGACACTGTTGAAATTAAGAATGCTGAATTGATCAACGGTATGTTGAAGGTGTGGTTAGAGAATATTATACCTGATTCTAAGAAGCCTCGCAAAATTGAAATCAATGATAATGGCGGATCTTTAGATCAGGTTGAGGCTGACAGTACGAAGCAGTTTCTATCTGAGTATCAGAAATGATACGCGCTTTGGTGTTGAAGAACTTCATGAAAAGAATATTTCCTTCTTATGAAGATCGTATGAACGCCTTTTTAAGTCAGGCAACAGATCAGGTGCATCTTGAATTTCTACAGCGTGAGTGGGACCGTATGTCCTATGAACAGAGAAGTCAATGGTGATACTGACACTATATACTGACAAAGAGTCCGACTGGTTATTTGGTCAATGATATTAATGGGGGTTTCGGCCCCCATTAATTTTGCTTGCAATGTTTATGCCTTATGATATAATGAGGCATATATAGGAGGTATTTGAATGAAGTTTTACACTAGTGTTAATTTAATTCGTAACAACATTCTTCTTCGTGGTTACAGAAATGGTGAGCGTATTCAGGAATCTATTCCATACGAACCATCTCTTTTTATCACGTCCAAGACAGGCAACACCAAGTATAAAACAATGCACGGGCAACCCGTTGACAAACTGATGTTTGATTCTGTCAGCGAAGCGCGTGACTTCATGAAGACCTATAAGGACGTTGCGGGTATGACCGTCTATGGGTTTGATCGCTTTCCTTATACGTTTATCTATGAAGAATATCCCGGCGAAATCGTCTATGATCCTGCACAGATCAATGTGGTCACAATAGACATTGAGGTTGCATCTGACATAGGTTTCCCTGACATTCAAAAGGCAGATAACCCTGTGACTGCCATCACACTCAAGAGCAAGGATGAGTATATCGTCCTTGGGTGTGGCGACTTCGTGAGCAATAACGAGAAGATCAAGTATCTAAAGTGTAAGGATGAGTATACTCTTCTTTCTAACTTCGTAAAAGTTTGGAACATGGACACATGGAACCCAGACATCATCACAGGTTGGAACATTGAGTTCTTCGACATTCCCTATCTCGTAAATCGTATCACAAAACTTCTAGGCGAGCAGGAAGCAAAGAAACTGTCCCCTTGGAAGATCCTTGAGCAATACGAAGTCGAGTCGCGTGGTCACAAGACGCAGGTGTATCGTCCTATGGGTGTGTCTGTTCTTGACTACCTACATCTGTATCGCAAGTTCACGTATATTCAGCAAGAGTCATACTCACTTGGTCACATTGCATTTGAGGAACTAGGTGAGCGTAAACTCGACTACTCTGAATACGAGTCGCTGCTTGATCTATATCGTAATGACTTTCAGAAGTTCATAGAGTATAATATCAAGGACGTTGATCTGGTCACTCGCCTGGACGACAAGTTGAAGTTGATCGAACTGGTATACGCTCTCGCATATGACGCCAAGGTAAACTTTGAAGATACTTTTGCCTCCGTGAAACCGTGGGACGTTATCATTCACAACTATTTGCTTGATAAGAAAATCGTCATCCCACAGTTTTCAGACAACAAGAGCGTGGATGAACTCCCTGGTGGATTCGTCAAGGAACCACAGGTTGGATTGCACAAGTGGGTTGTATCGTTTGACTTGAACTCGCTGTACCCGCACCTGATCATGCAGTATAACATCTCGCCTGATACGTTTGTGAAGCGACTTCCGTATGACATTAACGTAGATGACATTCTGGCAGGTAAACTTGATTCTATTCGTGATGAGTTCGAGGGCTGTGCTATCGCTGCCAATCTGTGTCTTTACAGCAACGAGAAGCAAGGGTTCCTCGCTGAGTTGATGCAAAAGATGTACGACGACCGTGTTGTCTTTAAAAATAAGATGATTGACGCAAAGAAAGAGTACGAGAAGACACACTCAGAGCAATCCTTCAAGGACATTGCACGTTATCACAATATGCAGATGGCAAAGAAAATTCAGTTGAACTCTGCTTATGGTGCATTGGGTAATCAATACTTCCGTTGGTTCGACATGAACCATGCGTCTGCAATCACGCTATCTGGCCAGTTGTCTATTCGCTGGATTGAGAAGAAGATAAATATCTATCTCAACAACTTGTTCAAGACAAAGGATGTAGATTATGTTCTGGCGTGCGATACAGATTCGATGTACATTACACTTGATAAGTTGGTCAGCACAGTGTTTACACAGAGAGGTAAACCTGCGACTGATGAGGACATCTCAAGGTTCATTGATAAGGTCTGCATGGATAAACTCGAACCTTATATTGATCGTTGCTATGAAGAACTTGCTACTTATGTTAATGCATTTGATCAGAAAATGAAGATGAAGCGCGAGGCAATCGCCAACAAGGGCATATGGGTTGCCAAGAAGCGCTACATTCTCAACGTATTCAACAATGAAGGCGTCGAGTACGCAGAGCCTAAACTAAAGATGCAGGGTATCGAAGCAGTCAGATCCTCGACTCCTTCCTACATTCGTACTGTCATCAAGAAAGCTCTCAGTATCATTATGAACAAGGATCAGGACACATTACACGCATTCATTGAGAAGACACGTAATGAGTTCAACGATCTTCCCTTCGAAGAGGTTGCATTTCCGCGCGGGTGCAGAGGAGTCAATAAATATATCGACTCTATGCAAATTTACAAGAAGGGAACTCCTATCCATGTGAAGGGTGCTCTCCTCTACAACAATTTGCTTGAGAAGAATAACCTAGGTAATAAGTATCAGAGAATATTTGAAGGTGACAAGATCAAGTTCGCTTATCTCAAGTTGCCCAATCCAGTTCATGACACTGTTATATCTGTCCCTGGGGTTCTACCTAAGCAGTTGAACCTCGAGAATTACATTGACTATAACATGCAGTTCGAGAAGTCATTCATTGACCCTCTCGATAATATTCTTAAAGCTATTAACTGGACAACTGAACAGACGATTACAGTAGAGGATTTTTTCAAATGAACGATTTATGGCAAGAGGGATATAATGTGGGTCATAAAGATGGTGACCGTGACGGTTACGCAAGAGGATGGCATGAGGCAATGAGAGTTGTCGATGCAGAGAAACCTAAAGTTCCTAAAATTCAAACCGTGGGTGTCGATACTACATCAGGACCCTTATTGGATAGTGACTCATGATTAAGTTAAACGAAGATGATGACTTCGGGTTTTCACTTGTCAGTGAATCCGAACTAAAGAGTATCGAAGAAACTCTTGCAAGACAACTTGAAGAGAAAGAACGCCAGGCACAAGAAACATCTAGTCAGTTAGAAATGACGACTACACAAATGCAAACAAAGATGGATGGCCTCGTCAAGATGATTATGCCTTTGTTGAATAATCTGATGACAGACCCTTCAAAGGAATACATTTACTGGCCAGATCGTGCTGACAAGATCAAGAAATTTAAAGCAAAGATAGAGGCATACATTAAGCAATGATAGACATAATAGCCCTTATTGTGGCGTTGATGTTATCAGGTGTCGCCGCTTGGTATTCTATTATAGGTCTGACTGCTATATTCGCTGCATCCTTTTGGCCTGTGGTGATTATGGGATCAGTCCTAGAAATAGGAAAAGTAGTAACGGCATCGTGGCTATATAAAAATTGGAATGTCGCCCCAAAATTTTTAAGATATTATCTAACAATGGCAGTCGTTGTTCTCATGTTCATAACGAGCATGGGCATATTTGGATTCCTATCTAGAGCTCACATAGAACAAACTGCAAGTGCGACTGACAACACTGTAATTATTCAACAAATAGATTCACGAATAGATCGTGAAAATAAAAAGATTTCAGACGCCGAAACTGTTATTCAGCAATTGGATAACGCCGTAAAGGTTCTTCAGGATGCACAGCGCCTTCGTGGCAAGGACGGTGCCATAGCGTTACGTGAAGTACAGAAACCTGAAAGAGAAACCTTACAAAAAGACATAAGCGAGTCTCTAAACGAGATCGACAAGCTGCAAGATGAAAAGACAAAACTTTCTGTTGAACAAGCAAAACTTGAGGCAGAGGTTGGTCCTTTAAAGTATATTGCTGAACTGATCTATTCAAACGCAGACAAGAACCAATTAGAAAGCGCTGTTCGCTGGGTTATCATCATATTGGTGTTGGTGTTTGATCCGCTAGCAGTTTTGTTATTGATCGCTGCTAATATCGGTTTACAAAATAAACAAACTATGCTACAACAAGAACAACCAAAACCCGCAAAGCGCGGTAGACCTAAAAAGTCAGGTATGATTGAGATTGATCCTAATTCTATATTCAAACTGTGAGGTAATATGTCTTTAAGAGATAAGTTGATAAAAAATAGCACAATCGCGTTCACGGACACGCTAGCGGACAGCAAGATCTTTACTAAGAAAGATATGATCCCGACATCTGTACCGATGATTAACGTTGCGCTTTCAGGTACGGTTGACGGAGGTATCACTCCTGGGTTGACCATGCTTGCAGGTCCTTCGAAGCATTTCAAGACAGGATTTGCTCTGTTACTAGCATCATCATTTTTAAAGAAGTACAAAGATGGCATTATTCTATTCTATGATTCTGAGTTCGGAACGCCACAATCATATTTCAAATCATACGGTATTCCTTTTGATTCTGTTGTACATACTCCTATTACGGATATCGAAGAACTTAAGTTTGATATTATGAAGCAGATGAAGGAACTGCGCCGTGGCGACCATGTGATGATTGTGATTGACTCTATCGGCAATCTCGCTTCAAAGAAAGAAGTAGAAGATGCACTAGAGGAAAAGTCAGTCGCCGACATGTCTCGTGCAAAGCAGTTGAAGTCTCTGTTCCGTATGATTACGCCGCATCTTTCGCTCAAGGACATTCCTATGGTCGTGATCAATCACACCTACAAGGAAATCGGATTGTATCCTAAGGACATTGTTGGTGGCGGTACAGGTTCCTACTATGGTTCAGATAACATCTGGATCCTCGGGCGTCAGCAGGAAAAGGATGACAAGGAGATCAAGGGTTACCACTTCGTCATCAACATTGAGAAGTCACGTTACGTTAAGGAAAAGAGTAAGATTCCGATCCTTGTTTCCTATGAGGGTGGTATCAACCGCTGGTCGGGTCTGCTTGACATTGCACTTGAAGGCAACTATATTACTAAACCAAAGGCAGGTTGGTATGCGGTCGTAAACCAGGAAACAGGTGAGGTTGACAGCAAAAACATGCGTGCTGCGGACATCGTTGACAACAAGGAATTCTGGTTGAAGATGTTCCGTGAAACAAACATTGGCGAATTTATCAAGAACAAGTATTCGCTTTCTAGTTCAACCATTATGGAAGATGACGAGGAGTTCGTGAATGCGAATTGAGAAGACGATTTTATCACATCTCGTTTTCAATGAAGATTTCACACGCAAGACAATCCCCTTCCTAAAGTTAGAATACTTTCCTGATCATACCGAGAGAGTCGTATTTGATCTGATAGACGCATACCTTAAAAAGTATAACAAGGTGCCTTCAAAAGAGGCACTGTCTATTGATCTGGATACTCGTGACAATCTGAATGAAGATCAGTTTAAGTCGTGTAGATCCTACATTGAAACTTTAGATGTTGACAAAGGCACACAACTTGATTGGTTGCTTGATCAGACAGAAAAGTTTTGCCAGGACAAAGCAATCTATAATGCAGTCATGGATAGCATCAAGATTCTTGATGACAAGTCGGGTGTAAAGTCAAAGGGTTCTATCCCACAGATTTTAACAGATGCGCTTTCAGTGTCATTTGATAGCAGCATCGGTCACGACTTCCTTGAGGATTATGTGCCTCGTTATGAGTTCTATCATCAGAAGGAAAAGCGTATACCTTTTGATCTAGAATATCTTAATAAGATTACTAAGGGTGGATTGCCTAACAAGACACTCAACATTGCACTTGCAGGCACTGGTGTCGGTAAGTCGCTGTTCATGTGTCACTGTGCGGCAGGAAACTTGACACAAGGCTACAATGTTCTATACATAACAATGGAAATGGCGGAGGAAAGAATTGCTGAACGTATTGATGCTAATTTGCTTGACACTCCTATTGACGAGTTGGAGCTTCTACCTCGTGATGTCTATGAGAAAAAGATCGCCCGTCTACATAAAAAGACAACGGGTAAACTCATCATCAAGGAATACCCGACTGCGTCAGCAGGATCGGCGAACTTCAGGCATCTATTGAATGAACTGAAGATCAAGCGTAACTTTGTACCTGACATTATCTATATCGACTATCTGAATATCTGTATGTCGTCTAGAATCAAGTTTGGTTCAAACGTTAACTCATACACCTATGTCAAGGCAATCGCTGAGGAGTTGCGCGGGTTGGCAGTAGAATCTAATGTTCCTATTGTCAGTGCAACGCAAACAACCCGTTCAGGTTTTGCTTCATCAGACGTTGACTTGACTGATACTTCTGAATCCTTTGGTTTGCCTGCGACTGCTGACTTCATGTTTGCTTTGATCTCTACAGAACAACTGCAGGATCTGAACCAAATCATGGTGAAACAGTTAAAGAACCGATACAATGATCCTTCGACATATCGTAGGTTCGTAGTAGGGGTTGACAGAAGTAAGATGAGGTTGTATGATGTAGAACAGAGTGGACAGGATGATCTCCTAGAAGCTCCTGTAATGGATAGCACAGAGTTCGGACAACAGGACTTTGAGCGATCTAGAAATAAACCTAGGTTCAATAAAGATCTTTTCAAGGAGTTTAAATGATGGGTTACAGAATGCAAGAAAATCTTCTACTGCATCCTAATTCAGTTAAGAATTGTCCCGTGTATGACATTTATGAGACACGTACAGTTACTAAAGAGAGAGTCTTTATTAAAAGATTTATGAATAAAGATGAGGCAAAGACCTTTTCTCGACATCTAAATCTCGGTGGGGGGTTCGACGGGTGGACTCCTGATTTCTTCTTGAACACAGAAGGATTATAAATATACCTAATTGAATAGATCCCGTATTTATTCAAATCGACATGTTTTGTGTCTGCAGCACAAGAGGCAAGTGTGCGTTATTATGCACGAGGAAAAGACGAGGTCGCTCTAAAGAGCTAGTGGGGTTCTACTCGTCCATGTCAATAGCGGGGGTCAAAAGCCCCCGCTTTTTTATTTTAACAATACAAGGAAAATCAAATGTTAAATCTGAAAACCGTTGCTGCAGCGGTGATAGCTTTTTCTTTATTAGCTACATCTGTTGAGGCATCAATAATCGCTGATGCAAGTCGTTTTCTCGGTATGCATGAGCGCAAACACACAAACAGTTTACAGAAAATAACAAAAGTTAATCCTAGAACAACACCATGGTGCGCCGCTTTTCTTAACGGCATTTTAAAGCGCAATGGTAAGAAGACAACAAACAGTGCAACGGCTGCTAGTTTTAGAAACTACGGCAAGCGTGTTACAAATCCTGTAAAGGGTGATATAGTCGTACTACGCAAACACGTTGGAATTTTTATGGGGTTTGTCAAAAAGAATGGTAAGAGTTATGTAATCGTTCTTGGCGGAAACCAAAGTAATAGTGTAAAAATTAGTCATTATCCTGTGAGTAAAGTTGTAGCTTACAGAAGACCTTGAAATAGATATTGACACTTTTAGTCCTCCATGATATATACGATGTATGTATTTTAACATGGAGGACTTTGATTTTGTCAGATCATAACGTAGAACCTAACCCCACCACCAAACTATCTTTATCGTGGCCAGAAAATGACCAGGAAACTTTAAAGGTCATATCAGAAGATTGGGAAAAATATTCTAATCGCTATCTTTCTAGATTAAAAAATGCAAGAACTGTTATTCAAGCTGGCGGCCATTGTGGCCTGTATGCAAAAATATATGTTAATATGTTTGAGCGTGTGTTTACGTTTGAACCAGAGTTAAACAATTTTAGACATTTAGCCTATAACTGCAATAACACCCGTATCGTAAAACTAAACGCTGCATTGTCAGATAATAATGATTTTGTTTCAATGGGTATTGTAAGCTACGTAAATACGGGTATGCACAAAGTTTTACCAAAGGGTATTTTTGGTTTGATTGCATATGGAATAACTCTAGATTCCATAAAACCAAAAGATGTTGATCTCATTCATCTTGATGTTGAGGGACATGAGTACAACGCTTTGAAGGGTGCCGTAAAAACAATTACTAAGTATAAACCATTAATAGTGGTTGAAATGACTGAGAAAACTGATAAAATATACGCACTGATGAAAAAACTAAAGTATGAAGAAGTAGACACATTTGGCGAAATGTCTATGAATTCTATCTTTGAATATAAAGGATAATTATGAATATTTTCTACATTGACCAAGATCCCGTCAAGGCAGCGCAAGAAATGGTCGACAAACATGTAGTCAAGATGATTCTCGAGTCAGCGCAATTGTTATCGACCGCTCATCGTGTCCTTGACGGCACTGAGTATGTTGACGCATCAAGCGGTCGTCGCATCAAGCGTTGGATGCTGTCTGACGACCGCGAACCTATCGTATACAAGGCTACACATATCAACCATCCTTCAGCAGTATGGTGCCGTCAGTCAGTTGAGAACTACAACTGGCTTGTAGATCATTTCTATGCACTCATGAACGAGTATACCTATAGGTACAACAAGCGTCATAAGTGCATGGGTGATCTGTCCTATAAGTTGTCGTCTCCGCCATTCAATCTCAAGGAGTATGACATGACTCCTATGATCTGTGCTATGGACAACAAGTATATTGTGTCACAGGATCCTGTCGAAAACTATCGCAACTACTATCGTCAAGGTAAGGCAGCTCTGCACAAGTGGACAGGTCGTGAGCCACCTGTTTGG